CACGGTATGCACGGGCCTGCTGTGTTAATTTTTAGCTTTTCCTTATCGCTCTTTCTTTCAAATACGCCTGTCTGCATGAAGCGTTCTGTGCTCTCAAAGCTCTCCCGCTTTGTAATCAGATCGCTCTGTAGCCGCTTAAGCTGTTGTTCGGCGTCTGCAATATCCTGTGTGTATGGACCATTAATATACTGCTGGAATTCATCAAGTGCTTGCTTTCTAGCCGAAATTTCATTATCAAGATCATAGATCATTGATTGAGTACGAGCACGAGCAGCACTATCACCACCGGCACCTCTCTGGAATGGAGCACCAGTTCTTTCAGTATCAACGGTATATCCACGGGCACCACCAGTACCAATAAGTCTTTGCTCAATTGCCGCTGCACGCTGACGGAATGGCTCGATGAATCGATCGTCTACGTCGGAGTCAACCAGCATTTCCTCCACGAACTTATTCATGACAAATGCTGCTTCGTCGCTGTAGGCATCCCCCAGGACTTCCTTGACGTATTGCGTCCACTTGGCAGAACTCATACCGCCGTACAACCCGCCAGCTAGGGCCTTCTGAATCTCAGCAGGTAGGCGAGCACGGTTGGCGAAATCAATCAGAGATTCGCCTTCTAGATTGCTACGCAGAGCGTTCTTTACGAAGTCATCAATGAATGCCTTCTTAATTTTATTATTTTGTGCCGTAAGCATCTTATTGATTTTGTCGGCATTCTTCTTGCCCTGCTGGAATAAGCCTGGTGCTCTATGGCCATACTTTCGAATCATTTCTGATTCGTCCAGGCCCTCAAACATAGACCAAGGATTTTCTACCATTTTACGTAGACCTGTTGGCTCCGCAGTGCCGAACATTTGTGCTAGCTGCTGTGCGCCACGATCAATGTGCTCTTCACGAGATGTTTGGCCTACAGCCTCAAAGAATGCACGGTTATGTGAACGTGCTCTTCTATTGGAAAGTGCGCTGCCAATTCCTGTAGGCATAGGTGCTTCGGCGTTAGGGCCAGCGGCCAACCATCTTGGAGTCGGGTAGCTCTTACGAACAGCCTCAAGATATTCATCAATATTGAATTCCTTTGTTCTACGGTAGATCGACTTCCCTGTGATCTTCTTTGTCCGTTCAGCAAGTCTATTCAGCGATGTATGTGCGCCAGCAAATGAACGAAGGTCTTCCTCAAGCGGGACCTGTCCAAGACCAATAGCCTTGTTAATATTGGACATTGCCGTTTCTGCTTGAATCTTGCGGCGCTCCCAAAGTGAACGAACAACCTCAAGTTGACGGCGCTCATCATCAGCAAGATCGCCAGCCTCGATAAGATTATCTAGCTTAGATACAGCATTATCTACATTCTCGCTTGTAGACATAAAGCGACGATTTACTGTGTCCTGAAGCTTCTTGAATAGAGCCTGATCTTCCTTATCAATGTTAACGGCGATCTTTGATGCTGAATCGTTTACGATAGAGCGAATCTGGCTATCCACCCCGCTCATCTTTGGCTTCTTGCCAGCAGCAATTTCAGACTGAGCCTGCTTAAATGCTTTGTCTAGATTCTCTAGAATCTCACGCTCTTGTGCCGTAAGTTCATCAAGACCAGGACCGGCGTCAATTAGCTCACGCACCTCACGGATCATGTCGCCAGTTAGCGGAGTGATTTCGCCTTCCATCATCCGCTCTCTGAATTGCATTAGGGCCTTGCCTGTTTCTAGGCGGTTATCCTTGCGACCAAGGGTTGCTCTTGGTGCTCTACGGCCCATTGCAATTTCGGCATCCTTGAATGCCTCTTCCATGAACTGATTTAGAACATCAGGATTTTCACGGATACGGGATATGTAGGTTGCTTCTACAAGATCGTCAATATCGTCTATAGAAAGAGCACCAGAGCTTATCTCTGAACCCTTTTGACGAATAAAACTTTCACGAAGACCACGCTTGTATCCAGCAGAGCTTTCATCGATTGATCGCTGGAAAGCGTCAAACTCTTCCATGAATGATGCAAGAGGATCAGCAGCATTTGGGTTCCACTTAATAGGAACCGGCACGCCCCAATCTCTTTCAAAAGCATCTAGACGATCCTTCAGAGCCTCTAGCGTTGCCTTTCTATTTCTAATTGCTTCTGTGTAGCGGTCTACGTCCCCGATTTCTTCTGCGGCTAGTTCTTTAGCTAGACGCCCAAGTCTGTCGCCCTCAAGAGATTCAAGCTCAAGAGATGTTTGCTCAATCAACTCCTGTAGATTTGAAGCATAGTCATTTGTGCGGCCAAATGCCTGAGGATTTATCTCAGTTGTTGTGCGGGCTTCAACCAGGAAGTCTCCACGTCTTCTAGCTGCATACTGACTAACAAGACGCTCCCTAATCTGATTACGAATAGCGTTTCTATCTACCTCAGGTACAACGGGTGCTTGAATAATGTTGTCTGGAATTTCTGCTAGAGCGTCACGAGAAACGTTTCCATCAGCCCCTCTAAAGCCCAATGCCTTAACGGCATTTAGTCGTGCCTGTGCAGCAGCTTCAGCATTAATTGCAGCAACATTCTTGCCGTGAGCAACAGCCTCAGCATCAAGGGCATCGCCAACAAGGGCCGACGTAGCGGCAGAAGCTTTTTGTGCGTCAACAAGCTCCCCGACCTTCTTCTTGAAGCCGTCAAAGTCCTTTGTGTTACGTAGCTCTTCCTGTAGATCATGCAGACCCTTTTGGAATTCGTCTGTGAATTGGAATGTATCCTTGTGCTTGTGAACAAGATTGAAGAAGCTCTTGAAGGGTGCAACAAGTCCTCTAGCGATAGTCCCAATCATGATCATGCCCTGACCTGCGATATATACAATCGGGCCAATCATAGCTAGGGCAGTAATGAATGTAACTAGACTCTTCTTTGATTCCTCGCTCATGTTTGTGAAACGCTGTAGAACGTTATTTAGCTTCTCTAGGAAGCCAGTAAGCATGGGAATGAGCGTCTTACCAAGCTCCTGACCGGCAGTAATGAGTCTTTGAATTTGCCCTGAAAGCTGAGTCGTTGGGTCCCCCAAGAAGATTGCTGCCTGATCGCCCCAACGCTGAAGTGCAGCATCGGTTTCCTTTCTGGCAATCTCCATAGCTTTTGCCAAGTCCTGACCCGATGCAGTTGTCTCATCCATCGATGCCATAAGCGACTCTAGGAGTGCTGTACCACGCTGAACCTGAGTAGCACCGAACAAGTTACGAAGAACGTTCTGAGTAATTTCTTGCTTGCCCTGCTCATTTAGGCTCTTAACACCCATAGCAAGCTGCTGCATCATCTCAAGACCAGTACGCATTCTACCATCAGGAGCACGGAATGAAATATTGATTCCGCCCTCTGATCTAATTAGCTCAATGCTGTCCTTAAGTGCCTCAAGTCTTCCTGATGCACCAACATCCCCCTTGCCATCAACAGCAGCAAGAGCGGGTACAAGTCTGTTTAGACCGCTACGTAGTGCGTTGGCTGCCTCGTCAGCATCAATACCGTGCTGAGTGAACCCTGCTAGAAGTGCAGCAGATTCTTCAATACTAATACCAAGTTGCTTTGCATATACAGCGACTCTTGGTAGTGAAGAAGAAAGCTCTGCTAGAGAAATAGAAGTCTCGTCAGAGATTTCGTCCAATCTCGACAGAGTTGCCTCTAGCTCCCTTCCGGAATAACCTGCCTGTGCAAGAACCCGCACCATCTCTGCGGCAGTCTTAGTATCTACGTCACCGATAGAAGCGAACTGAACAGTTGCCCTAGTAAGCCCTTCAATATCTGTAAGACCGATCTGAGCAAAGATTGTCTGGATTTCCTTAATCTCAGTGCGAGCCATACCCCACGTTGCAGATAAATCCTTCGACTGCTGATCAAGCTGGGCTAGACCTTGAGCACTACCGTTCCAAAGACGTGAAAGCTGCCTGTCAAGCTTTCCTACTTCAATTGCTGAGTTAACAGCAACATATCCAATGCCAAGTAGAGGCATTGTGATACCGACCATCATCTGACGACCCGTCCACTGAGCATTCTTACCCATATTGATAAGGCTCTTGGACATATTGTCTAGGGTTCTCGTTACCAAGTTGCCCTTAAGCATGTAACGCTCAAAAGCCATTGACGAGTCGCTAAGTGACTTCAGTGCCCCCTTATGAATAACAAGTGTGTTCTCTGCCTCAAGGTTGAACCGATACAGAGCGTCACGAAGGCCCCGAACTGACTTCAGGTATCTCTTGTCAATAACGTCAGAATTTCCTGCCCATGCACGGGTCAGGAATTCGCCCTGAGTTCCAGCCAGCTTTGCGCCAGTCGTGTACTCTCTAAGCCCACTAGATGCCTTCTTTAAAGCACCAGCCGTCTTGTTAATAGCACCCGCATTAACGCCCGTAGAAACAGCAGCATTAGCCTTAACACCAGCAGTAGAAACTTGCTTTAGTTGCTTCTCTACCTGCCGGATGGCTGCAATTGCGCTTTTGGCGTCACCAGTTAGTTGAATATTAATTACGATGGGTGCGGACAAGGGCTATCACCTATTAAAAAGATTGGGCTACCTGCTAAGTATAGCCCAACCTTAGTTTAACGTCATACACGTTGGTAACCAAGACCGATGGAATCAAACGATGCTTCACCGGACTTCAATACTTCTTCCTTGTGTGCTTTCCACTGACGTTCCCGCTCAAGAAGCTCTGGTGGCAGGTCGTCATCACCAGACTCTTCCTTACCGCGCCACTCACCAATATCGATGCCCTGGAATGATCCGAGCATTCTAAAGTGATTATGGCGCTCTTCTGCGTATACTTCGTTCAGCAGCAATAATTCATCAAGAATTAGGCATTCCTCTAGCTCATCGAAATTACGCCAAGGGCCAATGCCATTTACAATTAGTCGAGCTTCAATCTCGGAGAAAGGAATGTCTTCAAAGGCTATGCCTTCCCCCGAGCTTACTCTTCCGGGGCGGCATTACCCATTGCTACATTCATCATCTCATTGAAACAAGCAAGGTCAATGGCCTCTTCTAGATTGTCACGGTCGGCAACAAGAATTGGGTCCACCTTCTCAAGAATGATCGAGGCGGCATCCATCATTGTGTCAATCTCTTCATCATTAAGAGACGCACCATCTGTTGTGCTACCTAGCTTGTCAATCAGCTTTACGAACTTACGTAGCTGCTTAATGCTCAATGGCTTAATGTGACGAGTTACATCATCTGCGAATAAGATATCCTTACCTCGTCTAACATCATGTTTATCCATGTGAACCTCCAAAGTTCAGTCTAAGGTTAGAATAGCAAAAGCCGCCTTAGGGCGGCTTTTACGTTCAGATATTTAGTTGTTAGTGCTTTAAGCCTTAGCTCTCAGCATCGACTACAACGCCGTATTCCTGTCCGGTACGAGAGCCATCAGGGAGGATACGGAATTCAACAGGGAATACCGTTGCCTCGCCTCTCTTGTAAGAGTGGCCCGATGCCGAAACCGAAACTGCACGGTAGCATGTGTAGGTACGATCAAGACCCTCGGGCGACTTACCTGTGAACCGCAGCATACGCTCAGTTGGCTTACCCGTTGGGTTAACACCAAGCTTCAGTTCACCACCAAGAACACCCGGTGTGTAAGCAGCATCCGGACGACCCCAAGCGATAGCTAGGTTTGCCAGAGTTGCCTCAGCAAGCGTTGTCTTAATCATAACCTTAACCGACTGCTCAATCAGCTTAGCAGCATCGCCAAGCTGGTCAACAATAATGTCAACAATGTCAGGCTCTAGTGTAATCTCAACACCATCAATCGTGTAGCCCATGTCTGCTAGCGGTGTTGCGGGATTGCCGTTTGCATCCAGTTCACCAGACAGTTCAATGGTACCGACACCGACTAGAATATTCTTTACCTGTCGTGCCATTTTCAAATTCCTCCTAAAAAATTAAAGACCTAGGGATAGCGGCCACCATCCCGCCAAATCCTCTATCCTGAAAGTACATCGAATAGAGTTTTACTGCAAATTACCTTCTATTGATACTGGTGGGTATTCCAAGTGACTTGGAACTCATAAACCGACCAGCACCCGTAGGGGTTTTACCGATGACTAGAATCTGACCTCTCGACGTAACTGTTACTTTGTGTACGCCCATCTGAGCCAAGGACGTAGCTGATACGCCAGCCCGCCTTAATGCGGCTCTAGCAGACCTATCAATTTGAACCTTGCCACCAGTGGCCTTCGTAATATTTTCGGCTGCTATGTTCGATGCAGAGATGGCGGCTACACCCACTAAGAATGGGTTTAATTGTACAGCTAGACTTTGTACAAGACTTCTAATAGAGCCAATATAAGGTGAGCTAGCAGTGATAGCCGTGCCATACCTCTGCACAGTCTTACCGCCAATATCCTTTCTATATGTTACTTGATCCTGGCTTTCATCTCTGTTACGTCCATACTCATGAACCATCCACAAGTTAACGTCAGGAGATGAAACCTGCGGGACTGTCCCATCACTTCTAGGTGGGTGGCCTGCCTCACCTTCAGACATACCTGAAATATTCAGGATGATGGACGATCCCGATACAGTAATTTCAATCTTGGTACGGGCAGCCATGAATGGGCCAATGCCCTCGCCCAAGTCTTCAGCAATTCTATTCAAGATAAATTGACGAGCAGCCAAGCCAAGCCCGTAGCCCTCAGACTGAATCTGTGCCCGGTGCTTCTTAGTCGTACCCTCAATACGAGCTACGATTGCTCTGGCTTCTTCGTCATCTACCTTTACTTTAAACACTAGTCAGCGTAATAATCCTCTACGTCTTCGGGAGTAGCCACTACGAAATACACATAGTTGTCTTCTCCAAAAGACAGCAGGTGTTGGGCTTCTTCCTCATCTACTAATTGAAACGGATGCGCCTTCCAAAAGCGAGTCCCTTTTTCAGATGTATATGAAGCGGGTCCCTTCTTCATCTTAAGAAGAACCTTGCCCTTACGCTTTCTACCGTCAAGAAGATCACGGTAGTCAAATACAACTGTGCCTGCGACCTTCAATCTACGTTCACGCATAATAACCTCCATGCATAAATTAGCAGAGCCGGGGACGTTACGACCTCCAATCTGAATTATTCTTGGTCTTCAGCCTATGACAGTTGGCGCACAGTGTTTGCAGATTGGATGGTTCATTATTCGCCTTGTTTCCATCTACATGATCTACGTCTAACTGACAGGAATCTTCGGGAATAAACCCACACCGTTCACATCTATCTTTCTTATGTTTTCTATATGGATGCTTCCTAAGATTTTCACGGGCGTTGTCGGCCTTAGAGCAACGCCAAATTATTGAGCCGTTAGCTCGATACCCTTTACGACGTATCTTTACGCCCTTACCGCATTCAATACAGTTTGCTGTTCTATCTTCCTCATTTATTTTGAAAAGCGAATGCATACCTACAATAGTAGAGCCGGTGGCTACATGCCACCGGCTCTTGCTAGTAAATTCATACCACCTAGCTATTAGCTAATTGCAGCGGCGTCAACCTTGATATCCGATACCGTTACGGCAGCGTCAAGGTTCTCAATCTGGTTCGCAACTCTCGTGTACACTGTGTACTCGATGGCGTCCTTCTTGGGCTTGTACTCACGGTAGACCTTAATCTCACGCTGTACACCAACGATCATGTTCTGTGGGAATGTCCACACCCCATAACCATGATCACCCGTTGCGCCTGAGTAAGAACCACTTACATCTTCCGGCCAAAGCGGAATTTCAACAGGCTCTACACCGAAAGGCTTCAGGAAGATGCTCCCGCCACCCTTACCATTGACACCACCAGGGTTCGTGTATGCACGCTCCTGAATGTTCAGGAATGCACCACCCGTGTTGTCAGTTGTGATGTTGAGGAAGTCCTGTAGAAGACCTGGTGATGTGAAGAAACGAAGGTCGCCTCTACGTGACAGGTACTTTCTAGGCATTTCCTTAACAACCTTGTTGAATACTGATTTGTTTAGCTTTGCACCACCGGCAGAAACAACGTGTGAACCTGCCAGGAATCTCTTAACAAAACCATCAAGGGCTGAAAGTAGGGCATCACCGCCACCCGTATCTCCATTGATGTATAGGTCTTCAAGGTCGTTACCAAGCTGTGTTGCCATCAGCCGTGCAACGTGATCCTCAAGAGCGTCACCTTCAAGGTTATCCTCTAGTGATTCCGTTGTCAGTTCCCAGTCAAGTCTAATCTTGACCGTTGTCATCGAAATCTTTGCAAACGTCGGATCGACATTCTGGCCGTCGTCAACACCCTCAGAAGCCTTACGGGCGAGTCTACGACCAACAGCAATCTTATCAATTTCCTGCGTTGGGTTGTTCATCTTAACCCGACGCACCATAGAAGTCAGAGCGGTTTCATCCCACATGTAGTCGATGAAGCGGTTTGCCTGCTCTGGCTTCAGGATACCGCCACCAGCAGCGCCAATGGCTGTGGTGTTAAGAACCTTTTCAAGTAGTTCTTCTGCTGTAGACATTTTTTCCTCCTAAATTACTTGACTAGGTACTCGGGCAGGAGCGATCCTGACCAAAAACCTTCGTCACTCTTTTCAATCTTCTCACCGGAATTACCGGCATCCTCGCCAGACTTCTTAACTGCACCACCGTTTTCTAGCGCTTCAACACGCTCGACTAGTGCGTCTAGCTCCGACTTAAGCTCTGTCTTAACAGTCTCAACAGCTTCAGCGGTTGCGACCTTCTCAAGAGCCTCAGTGATCTTTACTAGAGACTCCCCAATCTGCCCCAGCTTCTCATCAGCAGACTTTGTGATTTCTTCCTTGACAGCTTCAATTGCTTCATCAACTGCCTTGGTTACATCTTCGTTTGTCATTTCTGGTGTTTCACCTTCCTCGTTATTTTCTGCCCCACCAGACTCTACATCTTCGGCGGGAGTCTCAGGATTACCTGTTACAAAATCAATAAACTTGCGGAACAGAGACTTCTCTTGTTCAGTAAGCTCTACATTAGTGATATCAGAATTTGCATTCTCATGCAAAGTCTCATCGTTCTTTTTCATGTTTACTCCTTTATCATCGGACTTCTCTGCCTTCTCAGCATGATACTTAGCATCTTCTGCTTCCCATCTGCATGAGCTACGTAGATCGCAAAGCATCTCTGATGCTCTAGCAACTACACTGTCTGCATTGTTTGCAATTGCTTCATCACGCCATGCTTCGACAGCAGAGATAACACCCTTCATTGCGGGGGTAAGGTCAACGAATTCACCTGTTTCCCCGTTATAAGCCTTTTCGATTTCTCCATCGGCCACTGTGTCATCAACCTCCACGTCTTCGCCATCGGCTGACTTAATCAGTGTGATCTTTGCCAGACGATTACACGGATTATCAACAAGTGATAGCTCCGTTAGCTTGTATTTAGTAATGCGCCAAATGTTCTTGACGCCTTCAGCAGTTTTGAGAATGTCCCGCTGCTTTTCTAGTGTTGCCCCTCCGATGGAGAAGCCAGAAAGAGTGCCGTCGAGAACCTTTTGCCAGGTATCTTCAGCACCCTTCGAAATCTTTGCTCTAACCCAAATGCCGTTGTATTCCTCTCCCGTTTCGGGATCAGTATATACATCTGTCTTCCAGTCGATTGCCTTGCCCACAGCAATCTTTTGGTGCATCTCTCTGATGTTCCCAAACCAGTCACTAAATGCCTCTACTGAAGCATCCAAATCAACTAGGTCGCCAGCTTGATCGACGTTATTGAGTGTAGCGAAACCTTCAACAATTCGCTTCTGAACATCGATCTTCATAATCGGAGCACCAAATACGAATGTGTCGTCTTCTTCATTCAGCACGAAATCTGTATCCATGCTTTTACCCCATTTTCCATTAGAATTTTTGCTATATCCCGCACGCTTTACAGCAGCCCAAGCGATCTTGGAGGCTTCGGTTTCACTCTGCCCCTCATCGAGAGCTTGGTTGAAAGCTTTCATCCAAACCGATTGACCGGCTTTTGGAAGGACTCTTGCTGCTTCTGGCAATACGTTCTTTGGCATAGTATCTATTAAACAGAAAACCAGGCTCTATTGCGAATTAACGCCTTGTGGATTTAGTCTGTTCTCCCTTATCTGCTGCTGTACCGGCTGTGCCTCTACCCTGTGCTGTTTGGTCCTGAGGCGTCTTACCCTCTTGCTTATTCTTATTCGACCCGTCTGTGGTCTTTCTATTTGGCCCCGGAGTTCCACCCTGAGTTGGCTTTGGTAGCGGTGGATTTAGAGCAGCTTCAGCCGCAGCCTTAATCTGCTCAACCTGTGCAAGCTGAAGCTCAACCTTTGCCGCAGACTCAGCAGCCATATCAACAAACTTGCTTCCACCCTTACGTGGGTGACGACCAAGCTCACCACGTACCTCGTCGGCATTGAGAACACCAAGGCGAATATAACGATCATTAATTCTGGAAATAGTCTCTGCATCGAGAAGGTCATATTCCTCAAAGCAGAACGTGTACATATCAGTAACCTCTCTTACGAGACGGTTGATCTTCTTTGCCACTCTTCTCTGCTCGGGCTGAACCACCTGAATCTTGAAGGACTTATCCTCTTCTCTAGCCGCAGCTACACCGCCCCCGATTCCCAACTTGGACTTCGGAACACGGTGGACCATTGCGATAGATTCACGGTTGCCAGCACGATACCTTTCGAACGAACCCTCCTGCACCTTGTTCTCGATTGGCTCAAGTTTTACGTCAACGTTTGACCCAGCATGAGCGGGAACAGGAATGTAGAGAGTATTGTGGTGCTTACCCTTGACCTCTCTACGGAAGTATTCAAGAATCTTTCTCTCTGCTTGCTGGCTCAGTTTTGCACCCTTAACAATAAGAGCGTAGCGAGGCACAGCCTTATTTTCGAAGTAATCTAGATTGTACTCCGAAGCGAACTTCTCACCCGCAACTGAAGACATTGCGGCGATCACATCAGGAATGCCATAGTAGGCATTCTTGGCATTATGCTTCTTAAAATGAATTACCTCGTTCGGACGTGGGTCCTTACCGAAGTAATCAGGCGTAGTAAAGTCTTCAAAATTTCTGAAGAAAGTAAGTCGGTCTTCAACCATCTGAATGAAACCATCTCGGTTAACTCTCACACGCATTGTTGCTGCGGGAATATGCCCGACATATCCAATCTGCCCCTTATTGTTGCGTGAGATTTCAAGATAGCCGTTGCCCGTAGCTTCTACATCGAACCAAACCTTGAAAAGAATTTCGTTGAAATCCTCATTAATATTAAGCGAGTCAAGCCA